AAAACATAATACTCATGATAATATTTTTTATTACCTTTAATTATATTTTCCTCATTATTGGAAGGATAATATAATATATAAATATCTGTAAAATTGTTCTTTGGTTTAAATCTTAATGTATGTGATAGAATTTGTCCGGTATGCTTTGTTCCAGCATGAGGTAATATATATCCATGTAAATTGTCTAATTCTATTATTGGTAATTTTTTAATATCTGAACTTTTATACCACATACATTAATATTATATTAATATTTAATATTTAGTAGTTGATTACGTGTAGCATTATTAAATCTTTGCCCACCTAAATTATACTTATTAGGATTAAAAGATGGTTTCTGTCCTACATTATTTAAAAAGGGATGAGGATTATTTGAATTGGTCTTGTCCGGAATATAATCATTATATAAACTACTTGTTGATGATGGCACATACTCATTTAATTCTGATCTCTGAAGTGCAAAATGTCTATTTTGAAGCACTGTTTCTATATCAGCATTATAACTATCTTTTACATTAATAACCTCACTGTTATCGTTTGATGATATAATCGGCATAATACTGTATTTTGTTCCTACCGAACGTGTACTATATCTCACTTGATTAGTAAAATATGGAATATTACGACTAAATATTCTATCATTTAAATCTTGGGTTCTTCTTTGCTGACAATATATTACACCATTTGGAGAACATTCATTATTTAACATATAATCTAATATAATATTTTATAATTATCTAAAGATAATAATATTATATTTTATAGCATGTGTGGAATATTTTCCCTATTAAAAAAAAGTACTGATATAATAGATATTTCTAAAGTATCAGAAGCTTTTTTAAAAGGACAATCCCGTGGACCAGAATCATCTGTACTTAATACTGATTATCTTGATAAATATTATGTTTATATAGGTTTTCATAGACTAGCTATTAACGGGTTAAATACCACATCTAATCAACCTTTAATAATAAATAATATTGTGCTTATCTGTAACGGTGAAATTTATAATTATAAACAACTATACTCTAGTTTATATAAAACAAAAGAACATATTAAAACAAACTCTGATTGCGAAGTTATTATACATATGTATTTGAAGTATGGTATGGAATATACTCTCAGACAACTGGATGGTGAATTTGCTTTTATATTATATGATTTTAGAGATCATATACCTAAAATGTATGTATCTCGAGATCCTCTTGGAGTTAGACCTCTATTTAAAGCTTCTACTAAAAATAGAGGCATATATAGCTTCGCGTCAGAAATGAAACAATTACACATTCTCGATCCTGATTCATATATTAGACAATTTAAACCATCTTCATTTGAAATGTATTGTTTAACCCATAAATATATATGGGTTAAAAACGAATATAACGAATACACTAATTTCTCTTTTTATAAACAACCTGAATATTCTGATTTAAAAATTTATTGTGACGGAATACGTTCATATTTTACAGATGCAGTTAAAAAACGGGTAGAAAACTGCGAAAGACCTGTTGCTTGTTTATTGTCCGGAGGACTAGATTCCAGTCTTGTCGCATCCATTGTTTCTAAAATATATCCTAAAAGATTAGAAACCTATAGTATTGGATTACCTGGTTCTGAAGATTTAAAGAATGCTAAATTAGTTGCTGAATTTATTAATTCCAATCATACCCAAATTGTAATTTCTGAAGAAGAATTTCTTCAAACCATTCCTAAAGTAATTGAATTAATAGAAAGTTATGATACTACTACTGTTAGAGCTAGTGTAGGAAATTATTTAGTTGCTGAGTATATTAGTAAAAATAGTGAAGCTAAAGTTATTTTAAACGGAGACGGAAGTGATGAACTAATGGGTGGGTATTTATATTTTCATTCAGCTCCTGATGACATGAGTTTTGATAAAGAATGCATACATTTATTGAAAAATATACATTATTTCGATGTACTAAGAAGCGACCGTTGTATTTCCACTAATGGTTTAGAAGCACGAACACCCTTTCTTGATCGTAACTGGATGGATTATTATCTATCTATACCAAAACATATTAGAAATCACAACAATTCAAAATCTATTGAAAAATATCTTATTAGAAAAGCATTCGATGATACAACCTATTTACCTAATGAAATTTTATACAGAAGAAAAGAAGCTTTCAGCGACGGTGTAAGCAGTTCCACGCGTTCATGGTACCAAATTATTCAAGAACATATGGAACAATACACTTTTGAGAATATTGATAATATTGAAAATGATTTTTATCCTTATCAACAAGATATACCTAAAACTAAAGAACAACTTTATTATTATACTATTTTCTCTAACTTATATCCTAAAAGAAATAATATTATTCCTTATTATTGGATGCCTAATTTTGTAGATGCCACCGATGCTAGCGCACGAACACTTGATATTTATAAAAATAAATAAATAATTATTTAATAATTTCTCTTTTTTTTTCTAGTTTTGTTATGTTTATTATTATTTAGAAAATTAAGTATATGATTCATTATCGCTTTCGTAATAACTTTATCTAATTCTAATTCTTTTTCTGTTTTTTCTATATCTTTATTTATTTTTTTTATATATCTTACAAATAATTTTCCTATTTCATTCTTTGAAAATAAACTAGAATATTTATTAGCTGTCATAAATCTATCAATTATTTCCCTTGTTTTATTTTTATTATTATACTTTTTAATATTTATATAAAATACTTTATTATGTTCCATCTTTGGATGATGCAAATCATCTAAAAATAATATTTCTGCTTTATCTGATATACCACAACAATTTATTACATCCTCATATGTTTTCTCGTTACAATGACGACATTTTTCTACTATTTCATTTTTTAATTTATAAGGACCTATTATAAAATCAAAAACTTTATCATTTATTTTATAATTTATGTATTCATTTATCATATTTATCCATGATTTTCCTGCCTGATTATTTGAATATATTATTAATTTTATGTTTTTATTCAAATTTTTTCTTTTACATAAATATTTAAAAATTGTAAAAATATTTGGTCTAAATATTTCTGGAAAAATTTCACATATATTATTAAAATCTGATTGATTTAATGAGCAATTAACGTGACATAAAAATTTCCACAATATACCTATTAATAAAAAATCTCCTATGGTATGATCTAAATCAAACACTATTGCCTTATCAATCATTACAATAATTTAATAAGATATTAAATTATTTACAAATATATAATTTGTTTTTTTTTATTTTATAATATATAATGAATTTAACCACTAAAGACTATAAAACTATTTTAAATTATTATAATATTTCGCATAATTCTAAAAGTAAAAATTGGATAAAACGTAATGCTGAAGATATTTTAGCTAATAAATTATGTCGTTGCATTAAAAAGGTTCAAAAACAATCTAAATTAAAAGAACCTGCATCTATTGCAATCTGTAAAAATTCTATTTTAAAAAAAAGAAATTTAAAAAGCGCGCGATTTTCGTGCAAGAAAAAAAAGAAATTTAATAAACTTAAAGGAAATTCTAACAAACTTAAGAAAACAAAAAGAGTAATTTTTTACTATAAATAATCTTATTATTAATTTAATCAATATTAGTTTTACATTAATTAATATTGATTTATTTAAGTTCTACATATATTTAATAATAAAGTCATTTAAACTAGACTTACAATATTTTTTTTTTACTTGCTTGTTTAATAAATTCTTCACTATACCTACATAAATAAATACGGCAAATAATATCTTTAATACTATTGAACCAAATGGATAATAATATATAATTCGTGAAATATTTATAAAAAATAAAAATCCTAATATAATATTTACTATATAACATGAATCACCAAATAAAATTTTTAATCCTGGATGAAAACTTGTCTGTAATGAATATATATTTTTTATTTCATAATGATTTAACTCTGATAAAGCTAAAAAACAAATATCCATGAACATCCATGTAAAAATTAAAAAAAATGATGCTACTATATACATATTTATATCATTGTTTATCTTTTCTACTGATACTAAAAATGGAACTATAGCAAAATATGCATATATTACAAAATGTATATACCTATAAGATAAAATAACTGGATAATGATAAAATTCTTTTTTTATTTTAAATATTGGATCCTTATTTTCTTTTATATATGATACTATAGTTGCTATTATTGGAATACTTAAAACTAAAATATATTTATTCATTCTAATATACCCTTAGATTTTAAATAATTTCCCATTCTTACAAACCTTGAACGTAGTAATTTATATGAAATTAATATTCCTAAACCGACTGAAAATATTTTATATATTGGCATTGTTTGTCTTTTATAAATTACATAAAAGTTGTATAACATTAATGCTAGTTGAAGCATTACTACTGGATCTGTATGCTTACCTACGAATATTTCAAAGTATGGGTGATATGAATTTGACTTTTCTTTTTCATTTATTGTTTCATAATCTGATAATAAACAACGATTCTCATTAAATTCCCAAGATAAATTCATTAAATATACTGCTATTAAATAAGCATAATCATATTCTTTATCTATCAAAAATACAAACGAAACTAATGTTATTAAAACATAATAATGTAAAAATCTAAATACTACCCTATATGATGGATTTCTATTAAAACGTATCTTTTCTATAACCATTGATATTAATAACACGTAAATCGAGTATTCCAGTATTTTTATTGCACCAGATTTTAAATTCATATATATATACAAAATATTTTATAAAATTGAATTTATAAAATAGTTTATTAATAATTCTAAGATGACTGCCGCTCAAAATGAAATAGACATCCAAAATACTAGTGGAATGGAATACTTAAATACTATAGATAATAATAGTGTAGACCTAGTTTTAACCGATCCTCCTTATGTTATTTCTAGAGATACTGGTATGAATTCTCATTATAACGAAGTAAAAAAAAATGAAAAACAAGGAATTGAATTCATTAAAACAGAAGAAGAGTGGGAAAAATATAAAAAACTAAATAATATTACTGACGATAGTAAAAAAAACAATTATATGAAATATGGAACTATATACGGTAAAAAATATTGTGTTAAAACCGATTATGGAACGTGGGATTCAGAATTTACACTTGAAATACTAGAATTATTTATATCCGAATACTATAAAAAACTTAAAAAGGGTGGTACCATGATTGTTTTCTTTGATATATGGAAAATTACGCACCTAAAAGAAATAATGGAAAAATGTAAATTTAAACAAATTCGTTTTATTGAATGGATTAAAACCAATCCACAACCACTTAATTCCAAAACAAATTATCTTACTAATTGCAGAGAGATTGCTCTATTAGGTGTTAAAGGTGGTAAACCTACATTTAATAGTTCATATGATAATGCTATTTATAATTATCCTTTACAAGGCGGTGTGAATAGATTTCATCCTACGCAAAAAAGCTTACCTCTATTTGAAGAACTGATTCGTAAACATAGTAATGAAAATGATGTGGTTATGGATACATTTTTAGGTGGTGGAACTACTGCAATCGCGTGTAAAAACACCAATAGAACATTCAAAGGTTGTGAAATTTCAAAAGAATATTATGATAAAGTTATAGAAATTATGGGCTAATCTTCTGATTCATTTAAATAATTCATTACACTTAATAACATTATTTCTTCTTGATTTAATTTTTGAAATATTATGCATTCATCCATTATTATTCTAAACATTCTATTGCGAGTATTCTTGCAAAATATATGTGTTCCTGTATCACATATTTTTATATCACATATCAATGCACCGTTTGTTAATTTTAGCTTACTTGGATCTTTTATATTAAACCAACGTATGAA